GTAGAATTAGACGCTAAAAAAACGCCTTGTGAGCGTGAGCCCTTAGCGCTATTGCATCGAGCACAACAGGCGATCATATTCTCAAGGCTTACCGGATCTCCTCCGGACTTGATGCTTTGTATATGGTCCACCGTCGTCGCATCCTGCCCACAATAGGCACACGTGTATCCATCACGAGCTAGGACGACTAACCGGGCTTTCTTATACTTTTGGCTTACCCGTGGATCCTGTCTGCCCCTAACCATTAGTAGTGGCCTTTACGATTATGGTAATCAAGTGCCTTGCATGGAGTGGAATGCCGCTTGCTTATGTACTTGAGACCTAAGTCTATCTGCTTAAATGGATCTAACTCTTTCATCTTAAGTAGTTGAGGTATACCAAACGCAGAGCTCTTAGGGTTATCTGCACGTGGATCCCACCGAGACTCTCTATTCCACAATAGCTCAAGGCATCTATATTGCTTAGAGTTTAATAGCTTTATATGAGCGTAAAGTTTGTAGTTTTCTTTATCTCTTTGTGTGTTTATGGCTTGAGATGCAGGCATATTGCTAAATAGCAATAGCCCGGCCAAAAGCACCAAACTACGCCTGCGAGCTATCCGCGGTAGCGGCTCGCCTGCGAGTATGGAGCGTAGTCGCCTAGTCAAATAGGTGTCAATCTTGAGCGTATTCTTGAGCGTGTCCCACAGGTTTTTAACACCTGTGTATAACTCTTGTGGATAACTATTCATAATTACCCTCCCATAGTAGCTGAGGATCCCCTTGATTAAAGGACATTATTATTGAGTGAAAGCTCGGGCCTTTGATTACGTTTTCCTCAGCGCCAATATACGAGATACGCCTACTTGGAATATACACACTTGGATAACCGTACTCTTTATACATACTATGCCTTTTGACCCCGCCAAGGGCATCTAAAGGCATGACTAAAACGCTTTTAACGCCATACTCGTAAACCTTTTGTATAACCTTGTCTTTCATACTAAACGGCGGGTTTGTAATTATGTAGTCGCATAACCTAAATTGGCCTTCGATAAAGTCATCTATGCCGTAAATGACCGTATGCTCCATAGCTTCGAGCGTTTTAACAAACAAGCTATGCTCTGAGTCAAACGGACACAATACAAGCGAATTCGGCTCGGGATCTAAGAGCTTTATAGCTATGTCTACTACATCTTGAGTCGTGTACCACTCGTCAGAATAAATATTTCCAGTTATATTATTTTTATGCATCTTTAACGTCCTCCATCATTACAATACCCATAACGCCGCATTTAACGCATTGTAAGGACTTAACGTAAGGCGGCAGGTTATCGGTTACTACGCGCTCTATGTGCTCTGTTACCTTGCCACATAAACGGCACTTACTTTTATACGTCGCCATAGTTTGACCTCTTTAAGTATTGCATCTCAAATAGATTAGATCGAGGCACCCAATAGTTATTTTGATATGGGTGTTTATATTTAGGCACCTTGGCCATATGTACCGGCATCCAACCCATAAGGACATATACCGGGCTAAAGCCTGTAACTAATATAGCTACGTCGGTAGGCCTGCCCGGTCCTCTATTTTGTAGAATTAAATGCCCGTTAGCATGTTTAGTGTGTTTAACCTCGATATTATCGCCTACGTCTGCCGTATCATGGGCGTTATCTATCTTAGGTATAAACCCATAATCACCAAAATAACTAGCTACGGCTATCTCTGCGCCACAAGCCTCGGACTCTTGCCATACTAGCTCATGCCAGTTTTTGTAGGTTTGGCCAAAATTACTTGCATCCTCGACGTTAGCGTTACGTATAATCGTGCGCTCGAGGCCGATACGATGCGCGGTAATTTCCTGCGATCTATCTAGGATGATTTTAACTAAGCCCGGCATTGTGCACATAGCCACGTTACGACCTCGAGGCCTACATCCCTAATGGTAAGGCCGCCCGATTGACTAACCCACTCGCCACAATAGTCGCACTTATCTACCGGCGTAGCACTTGTCTCGCCGTTGTCGTGGATTGTTAAAGCGATACCGTCCTTTATGTAAGTTATCTCGCCCATGTAAACCACGCCAAACCAATTACGAGCATGATCTCAAAAATTACTAAAGCTTTTATAAGTCGTTGCTTTGTCATACTTGAGGCTTCCATTTTCCATCGGAGCCGAGCACGTGCCAATATGGGTTACATTGATTAGCTCGTACTCGCTCGGTGCACTTGTACGCGGCCCACGGCTTGCCGGTTGCCTTGGCCGTCCCCTCGGACCAAACCATCGTGCCATGAGGGCAACGAGGCGCAGCAGCTACTAACTCGCCGCCTAGCTCTTTACCGATCTCTAATACGGCACTAGCCATAGTTGCCATATCCTCGATCGATGCCTTTGTACTCCATGGATCAGCACTTGCCGGTAAAGTCTCTACCTTTTCCATATCCTGCACCGTAGGCCTCGAGTTGTGCTCAAGGCTTGGAGTTAATAAGCCTATGCAGCGCCCATAAGCTGAGGTAATCGTGTCCTCTACCATCCACTTACGCATATTTTGCGGATAGGTTGCTACGTTGCCAAAAGCGTAATCGACGGCGCTCGGCACCGTATCCTCATATTCACGATAAGCCTCAGCTCTTACGAGGATCGTACCTTTCTCAATATCAAAGCTCTCAATATATGCGACCAATCTACCGCTCTTAAACTCAGCTCTAAAGCGTTTAATACGAGCGTTTACGTCCTCGTAGTTATCTAAAAACCCCATTAGATTAGCTCGCTCTCTTTAAGAGCTTTAGCTATTGCACGACCGCGCACAAAGCCCTCGCCGTGTCCGTGCTTAAAACCGATTGAGTAACCAATCACCATAAACATAAAGCCCATACCGCAGGCTGCCAAACCGATCAATATATCTAAACTATTCATTACTTAGCCCTTTGTTAAGGCCGATCAAGCTACTAACCGAGTAGCCCTCTCAGCGTTTGTAGTATCAGTATGAGGGCTTTTTGTCAGAAATCAAAGCGTATTCGTGTTTGGCGTGTCGGTCTTAGTGTGCTCTTTAGGTTTAGACTTTAGGCCGTTACCGGCTAATACGCCGCCGAGGGCCCCGGTTAAGAATATGGCTAAGGTTTGTAAGAGTTGTATAAAGTCTCGATCGTTAGGCGCTTGAGCTCCTACGGGCTGAGTTACAAAGACCAGCGCATAGACCGCACCTGCGGTAATTACAAAAAAAGTTAAAGCTAGTACCGCGCCAATTAAGAATATGAGGCGAGCGTGGATATCCTCAGGCGTTAGCCGCTTATTTTCTTTACTCATCTTTTTTAATAAGGTCCTTAGTGCAGGTCCCTGTAACCTCGCATTGAGGCGGAGTGCACTCAGGCTTTGTCCAGTTTTCGTATTCTTGACACTCATACCGTACCCATCCTTGGTAACCGCACCCCGATAGGAGGATAGTCCCCACTATCGCCCCTATCAGGGCCCGGATCATTTAGAGCCTATGCCGTATTGCTTCTCGCTTGGTTGTACCGCTTTGAGTAGCGGACCTACGAGGCCGGCGATAAAGGCATTAGCTAATACTTTTGGATCAGTAATACCGGACATATATAAAGCTGCTACGGATGCGAGCGCTGCTCGTGCATATGATTTAGCCGCTGCCTCTAATTGCTTTTTATTCATTGTGCTCTCCTGTAATGCCCCTTAATTGACTTGGTAATACACCGATACGACCGTAGTACCGCTTGCTACGACACCATATAACGCTTGATGATCTCCAACGGGTACCGTGATTTTATCTTTATGATCTACGAGATAACCGTTAGCGGTAGTTAAGTCCGCTCCGCCTATGTATAAATCATCATTAGTTGCGTGTATTAAAGCCGTTTGGTCTCCTATGCTTTCAGGCACCAAAATAGTCGCTGATGTAGTTACGGTTACTTGTCTGCTAGTTGGCATTTTTTAATCCTAACTTTTCTATTAGTTGTTTAGCCTTAGTAGCCGACACCTCTATCTCAAAATGCATATCGTCCGGCCTGCTCTTAAAGTCTCCACCCCACTTGAGGCCGTACTTTTTAGCTAGTGCTCTAATCATCGGTATTTTCTCAGCCGGGAAAGTGTCGTACTTTCCTAGAGGATGCTTTGTAGCGTTGAGATCGATAGCCGTCCCGGATGAGTGACACGATAGCTTTGTAGGGTTGCCTCTCACCATGCGGTAAGCGTATGCCCAATCGTCAAACGTACCCTCATCGATCGGCTCGATTAGCTCGTGAAACTCCGCAGCAAAGGCGGCCAAGAGAGGCCCAACACTCTCGGCGCACCTTAGCTTACGATCCGTACCCTTTACAGGGTAGGACTTTATTTTAATCTCGGCCGGATCTTTAGAGGCCGGGTAGCCGTTGTAACTTGTCTCCATTACTTACCGAGTTTTAATCCGTCAGGAATTGGCTTTGCGTATTCCCACTTAACAATATATGCACCTAAGCCATCTGAGTCATCTTGTAAATAAATCCCGAGTTGTCGAAAATCATCTGTAGGATTTATTTCAGGATACGTTGCGATAATTTTTTCCCATAATTGCATTTTATGCTCCTAAATAGTTAATCTGAAAACGTGCTTGCGTATCGTCTATAAAACAATTTAAGTTACCACCGCTAGTTTGATAAGCGTAGATTTCGATATAATCGCCAGCAGATAAATATGCGTTTAACGTTATTGGTACTCTCGGATATTGTCCACTCGGTGCGCTGACATCTCCACTAGCATAAAAGAAACTTCCATTTTTGTATATTGATAAATAACGGATACCACCGCCGCTACTCGTATTATAAACTACTTGAGCATTTACTTGATAATAACCAGTTTTGCCTGATGGAATTGTAAGTCTTGATGTGTTTGTTGAGTTACTATGGTATGAGTCAGTGTCGTATTGTTCTTGCGTAAAAGTAAGTGCAGTGTATGTACCGTTTGGTACTGATACGGCGGCCGCGTCAGTAACTGATGCACCACTAAATGTTGTGCCGCTTGCCGGAGTGGCCCACTTAAGCCCGGTCGTTTCGGCTGAGTCTGCGGTTAATACGGTGCCGTTAGCTCCTACGGCTAAACGTGCAAAAGTGTCTGCACCTGTCCCGGGTACTAGATCACCTTTAGCATCAATAGCCGTAGCCATTGAGTTAGTAACGGTTACGGTGCCTGAGGTACCTCCGCCGCTAATACCTACACCTGCGGTAACGCCCTCGATGTCACCGGTAGCACCTGAGGCCGCCCACGCGGATCCGGTGTAATACCATAAAGAATTATTATCTTTTGTAAATGCAAACTGTCCCTCTTGAGGGGATGTAATAGCAGAGTTACGAGCTGCCTCACTTGCGAATACGTTAATACCCTGCATGAGGTAGCCGTTTACATCGCCGGCCGTTAATACCTCACCGGTTGTAAAGGTCTTAAAACCTAGACCAGCTGCCATTTCTTGCTCCTTAGTATGCTAATACGGAGGTATCGAGCACTCCATATAGTGTTGAGTCTAATATAAAGCCATCGATAATTGGCTCTAGTGTTGTAAATGTCGTTTTCCATGAGTTAGGCGTAACGCGGTGGACTACGCCAAACACTTGTAAAGTCTGTTGCAGGGTCGAGTTACCAGGCTGATTAGTTGTAACCTCTACCGGGTCAAAAAAATCTAGGCTAAGAGCTGCAAGGATGCCATCATTATAATCGTCCATATATAGATCAAGCTCGACCGCATCGCATCGAGTACGAGTATCTTTACGGCTTGCTACATAAGCCCGGGCATAATCGAGCGCGGCTTGGTCTGTATCCATCACTAAATTTTGTTGATTATATGAATGCACAAAGTACTCATCGATAGAGTCCTGATCCTGAGCAAGCTGAGCCGTACCGCCGATCTTAGTAATAGAGGCCGAGTTATAAACCTGCGTATCATCTAAACGCCATACGGCGTTAAAGTAATTTATATCGGTGCCATCGTCATTAAAGCGAGTTACCGGCAAAGCCTGAGAGTTTATGCAAAAGGCGCGATCCTTGAGCTCTACCGATCCTCGAGCGTTAATATAGATAGCACCATACTCCGAGATAGTTGCCGTTTGTAATGCAGCTAAAGCGGTGCGAGGGTTGCCCGGGTCTGCCTGAAATATCGTTGTGCCGTATTGGATGTCACGCATAGATGGAGGCCAAGCAATCTCGTCGAGGATAGCGTTTACGCGCTCGCCCGGTAAGTCACCGGCATCGGCTAAAGTAATGGTCGAGACTTGGCTATTTTGGAAAAGTCTAAAAGCATCTACGGCCGTGATAGTTGTATAAACTACATCGGTAGCCATTTTAGGGGTAGTAGTTGTATAGCTAGTAATAAAGCCGCTAAACATCGGATACTCGACACCTGCGTACGTGCCTGTTATCTGTACCTTACGCATTGGAGTAAGCAAACCGTAATAAGGGCCTGCTGCATTTTGAGGATTAAAGTCGCCATTTTGATCGACGATACGCAGAGTTAAAGTACCTGTTTGGAAAACGTCGGCTTGAGCGTTACGGCCTCTCATCGTAGTAATACCGTCTACTTGATTGGATACGTCTACGATTAAAGCCTCGGAGTCTGCTAATACGTTTGTACCTAATTGGCCGCTTCCTAAGATCATAGCTTGAGCAAAAGACGGGCCCGTAGAAAAGTTAATAACCGCGTTAATCGTAGGGACGGTCATAATGCACCGGCCGTACTAATCGGGTCGCCGCCTCGGTTTAATCGTTGGATCGTATCCTGTACGAGTGTCGTAAACTCATCCTGTTGAGCAATAACTCCAGCGCTAATATTTATATTATAAGTTGCAGGGTAGCCGCTGCCGTAATTCATGTAAGGGCTATAGCCGCCTAAATCTTCTTGCTGACTTGGCGTAAGGCTACTGTAAAACTCCGTCGCGCTAATATCGCTGCCTAGTACTGAGGTAGCCGCAGCCGTAGCCGTTACCGTGTCTAAAATAGCTTTAGTAGAGATAACAGAGCCGGTTACGAAGTTTGTGCCACCAATATTAGTAAGGCCTGAGGTACCTGCCCCTGTCCCTACCTTGCTTAAAAGGTTTAGGTAATCTTGTAGCGCCTTTAGTCGAGCCTCGTCCGCTTTCTTTTGAGCCGCTGCGACGCGGTCGATCATTGAGAGCTCCTCGGACTCACGGAGCTTTGTAAGTGTTAAACCTGCGTTAGTCGTTTTGCTTAAAGAGGCAAGCTTAGCGATCTCGGTTAGTTGTATCTGTACTCGCTCGCTATAACTTTCTTTAGCGGCTAGCTCGCCGGCTGCCGTAATAGCTGCGTTATATTTACCAAAAGCGATATCGCGTAAACGCTCCTTTTCGCTTTCTGCCATCTTGCTATCGTTAATACCTTTTAGCTCGGTTAATAGCTGAGTGTTAAGAGCTGAGAGAGTTGCTTCGCTAATCTGAGTGATACCGGCTAGTTTGGCCATGTCTGCATTTTTTTGCAGGGCTGCAAGCTCCCCGATCTTACGGAGAGCGAGGTCGCCGTTATCCTCCTCGATAGCTTGTAAAGCCTCAAGGCGTAGGATCGTTTCCTTATCGTAGGTAGCGCGTAGAGCCGCAGCGATCGAGATGCGGTTAGTGTCAAATACGGCCGCAGCCTTTGATAACGAAAGTTTATTTTTCTCTGCTAGTTGCGCTTTTTTCTGTAAAGCGATGAGCTCTTTTTGTCGCTTAAGAGCCTCTTTGTCCATCTTAGTTTTCTCAGTTTGGCTCTGAAAATTCTTAAGATCCGCAGGTAAGCCCTGAGGGAAACCACCTTGGCGGCCTAAAACTATATCTACATTTCGGCGTAAAGCACCGATCGAAAACCTACCGAGATAATTCTTAAGAGCTCTACCGGCATCCTCTAAAACACCTGCACCCGGGATACTAGAAAATAAATTACCAAGCTCTTTAGCTAGGTATGCCGTGTTAGTAATAAGGCCCGAGATAGAGTCGGCTGCTCCATCGACTTTATCGATCAGTTTATCCATACCGCCGGCGGATGTACCTAAAGAGGTTACAAGAGCTCCGCCGATCTGCTCGCTTGCCTGCTCTGCCGCGATCTTAAGTCGAGCTATCGATCCTGCGTAAGAGTCTGCCGCGTTTTTAGATTGGCCTGCGTATTGTGTCGCGATAAGTTTTTCTATCTCAAGGTATGACTTACTCGATAACTCTGCCTGAGTTAAACCTAAATTTAATTGTCGTAAACCTTTTAGATTTCCTACGTATGCCTGACTTAAAATTTTAGTAGCTGAGACTAGATCCATACCCGTACCGGCACTTACATCGAGTGCGGTGTTAAGCATCGATTGAGCGATAGTGGTAGATCTAGTTACCTGAGCTAGTTGGATAAATGAGGGCTGCAATACGTCGCGATTTACACCGGTAGCCTTTTCTACGGCATCGATGTAACCCTCGGCCTCAGCGGTAGCAAAATTAAAACCTAAGTTACGTAGAGCGGTATCGAGGCGCTTAGCCTCTGCGATCTGCTCGCCATAGGCTGATACGGCCTTTTTGGAGTAACTTAAAAGTGCAGCGGCGCTAAAAGTTACGCCAAGGGTACGTCCTAAATTCTTTACGGTTTTCTCAAACCCTTTTATCTGACCTGAGCCTTTAGATAACGCTTTTCCGTTCCACTCGGCTACGGCGGATACGATTAAGTTAGGCATCGCCATTATGCGGCCAATGCGTAAGTGGCCATACCGTAACGGCCATTATTAAAGTTATCTACTGTTTTCTCGATAGCTCGATATACGGCATCTTGAGCCTTACCCTGATCCTCTTTCCAAGCGCGATAAATCATACGGCCGCGCTCGGCTTGCTTATCTCCGTAAAGTGGACCCATACGGCTAATAAAGTGAGCACCTGCGCCGGGATTATTAGATCGGCTATTAGGATCTCCACCCGGGTTTTTACGTCCGGCGGTCTCATAAATAGCACCGGCGGCAGACTTATTAGCTACAAAATAAAGAGCTTGCCATCCGTTGCGGTTTTTCTTGCTAGGAGCCTGAGAGTAATAAATCCCTTTTTTAACCGTCTCTGCATCATAAAGGGGAAACATACGTAAACGACCCTCAGTATTAAAAGTCCTAAACATCGAGTTACGTGCGGTTATGGTTTTACCTGCGCTGCCCTCTCGCCACATATAAAGATTATCGGGCTGAGGACTTGGCGCGTAGCCTCGTGCCTTGTCCCGGATAGGCAACATAGCCGCACGTACCTCGGCGTTCATCTCTTTAAGCATTTCAGGATCGAGCCTACGGAGAGCTTTAACGGTTTCGCGTACGCCTTTTATAGCTACCGGCATTTTTATTAGCCTCCTCCGCTTGCTCGTTTAATACCTTTACTAACATCTTAAACATCTCGGCATCTAAGTCGAGTATCGCTTGAGGCGCGACCCCTAACCGTATTGATAGTTGCGCTACCAAATGAGTTAAAGTGCCGCGCCCTAAGCTAAAGGTAGATCGTCTAGTACCTCGACTTTTGCCAAGGTATCTAAAAACTCTGCCCCAAACATCGGTACCGTTTCGCCGCTAGTACGTAGGCACTCCCACGCTAACCAGTAAACGTCGCTCTGTTTCTCGTCATCTCTAAAGGCTTTGTGAAAACCTTTTTTTGCATATAACTCAAAGGCGTACTCAATTCGCGGCGAGATCTGATGCTCGCTAACCTCGCCCGTAGCCCTTGTTATTTTGAGTCGTGCCATTTGTTAGCCCCTTTTCTTTAGTATCAGGTAGTAGTAATTACGATTGGTGAGTTACAAGTAAATGTAATGCTCTGAGTACCAATATCTCCGACGGCGCCGTTAATATCTGTAGTGTTATTTACCAGAATGGTAGTTGCGTACTGAGGGTTAGTAGCTGAGGTAATTGCGCTAGTTTGCTTTAGCGTAATTGGTACGGTCGTACCCCACGCAGCTTGTAGCGTTGCGTTTACGTTTGCCGCTGCGGTATCGCTTAAAAAGTCTAGAGAAATCGTGCTTGTCTCCAAACCTTTTGTAAATTTTCTTGAGGAGTCCCCCATAGCAGTTACCTCAAGCTCCTCAAATACGCGGTTAATTGTCGCGCTTGTAACGTGATCAGAGAGTGCAACCGAGTTAAGGGTTACGACTACTCCGTTTGATAGAAATACGGCCATCGCCTATTCCTCGCTTTTCTCTGTAGTAGGTGTATGTGTTTTTGTTTCTTTTTTTGGTGCTTCGGTGATCTGCCCTATCTTGATAAGAAAGGCGATATCTTCATCGGTTAGGCTCATGCTTAACTCCACTCGGTTAGTATTGAGATAGTTATATCGGTCGTTAGTAAGTCGCCGCTTTGTACGCTGAGTACGCTCGGAGCACTTACGGCCCCAATATTCATAACGATAGGCGAGGCTGCTAACTTTTGGAATACGGCGCATACAAGCGACTCGATGCCTTGTAAATTGCCTTGGTTGTCGTACATCGGCACGGTACAAATAATCTTAAAAGTCGCCATCGGTGAGATGTTTGCGTAATCGTTATTAGTCGGTGTTATGTAAGGATCTGCCGGTGCCACGATCACACTATTAGCGGTGATGGTTGCAGGTGGAAAACTGTACGTATTCCACACGTTTGCATTAGCAAGGGCCGCAGCTAGTGAGGCACGTAAAGTAGTAATAGGTACAGGCATTTAACCCACCATAGAATTCGGATTGGTGTACCCCGCTATTAGTCCGCGGATCTTGCCGATCATGCTATTACCCATACGGTAAGGGCTAGGACTAAAACCATCGATGGATACGCCGCCGGTTTGGCTGACCTGACGGGCTTGGAAAATGTCTACGGCTAGGATCATCGCAGCTTCGCGTACGGCCGGAGTCGTTGCGTATGAGTTTGTTTTTGTATCGGTGCCCACGGCTGAGCCGTAGGGGAGTACTCGCGTAAAATTAGCGTTAGCTGCGGTTTTAGCAAACTGTATAAAGCTATAACCATTAGGCCAATTAAAAGCCATGTTATTAAATGCTATGGATGGGAATTGAGTAGTAGTGCCGGCCGTCCATGGGATCGTGCCGGTAACTGTATAAGTCCCGTTATAAGTTGAGCCGCACCCACTCAAGGTTATCGAGTCTCCGGTGCTAAATATTGCAGGGTTAGCGATCATTACGGTAGCTACGTTATTTTGTAACGCGGTACCTACGACCGGTGCTGAGTCAAACCATAAAAACTGATTTAGTAAATCCTGCGCAGCTTGGCAACAGGTCTCGACGATATCCGACGAGTATAGGTTTTCGATGCCGAGGTTAGCGCGTAGCTCGGCTTCGGTTACGTACGTGGCAGGCATCTTATTCTCCTTACTTACTAGGGCCGGTACCCCTCAAAGGGCTAAGAGGGGTACCGACTATTAGTGGTTTATTTAGTTAAGGTTAAACTTAACAATACCCTTAGGCATTTTTGCGATAGTCGCCATGTAGCCGTAAATAGCTACCTGTACCTGTAGGTTTGATACTACGTTTACTGACATATACGCCGTAGGTGATTGGTAAACCGTAAACGCCTCAGGTGCAAGGATTACGGCTGAGTCGTCGATCGTTGTAGTAGCGGTAAAGTTTTTATCTACATAAAGATCGAGTCCGAGTACGTTGCCTCGAATAGATCCCGGCTGCACTAGACCGCCTGCGTTCATTGGCTGAGATGCTGAGTAAATTGGTCGCCCGGTAGTATCTGTAGCGCCCATTAGTAGCTGCCATTGTGATCCATTGGCGATGTAGTTATTAGCAAAATAACCTGTAGCTTCGTAAACCTTACGAGCTGAGTCTGAGGCAAACTCGATAATACCTGCGGAGTCTGCATCGCATCCCGAGCTATATTGACCAGCCGCAATAAGAGCAGCTAGTACGGTGGTATCGAGAGTCTTTAGATACGCGTTTTGTAGCTGATTTGTTAGCTCTGCATAGAAATTAGGATCTGAGCGCTCTAACAATTCTACGCTGATCGTATTCATGCCAGCGTACTTAGATACGGTACCTGTTAGGTAAGCCGTTTCCATGCCTGTATTTTGTACCGCTCCGGCTTCTGCCTCAACGGTTACTACAGGTGCTACGCCTGTACCGCCACCTGCTGAGGTAACGAGTGATGGCACGTTGATCGTCATACCGTTAGTAGGCAAAACTCCACGTGAGCAAGCATCGATAGCAGGTGTACCAAAACGAGTGTTAGTAGGAAATTCTGCTAAGTACTGAGTAGGTGAAAATGCAGGGTTTGTAGCAAAGCTATCATCGGCTGCGGTTACGTATAGCTTTGAGTCATCGTTACCTAAAGCTGCCTTGATCTTGTGCTCTGTATAAGCGCCCATAGATGTAATAGGTGTACGTACTCGCTGAGAGTCTAGTACGGATGGTCGGATGATCTTACGAGCGGCTTCGACTTTTTCAGCCTCTGCCGGTGCATCTACCGGAGTATCCTCCGGTGTATTTTCAGGGGCTGTAGTCACAGCTTCCTCGCTTTCAGTTTCGGTTTCGACCTCTACGATCGTCGTAGAGATAGTTGTAGTTTTTTCTTTTGTACTTGTAGCTGCCTCAAGCGCTGCTCGAGCTGCTGCAATATCAGTTACGGAGGCGCTAGAAAAGGCCGCACTCTCAACGAGGCTTACCTCTTTGAGGACCGCCGCCGTTACTAACAGGTAATCCCCCATAGGCTTAGAGGCCGTTACATCGACCCCTACGGATAAGCCGGATACTAGGTTTTCCTG